TTTCTCCAACTTCCATGTTATCTTCAATTTGTGGTACTACTCTAAGCCATTCTATTAAACCTTGAGGTACTCTATTACACATCTTACTTACATCATCTCTAGATATGTAGTATTGTGTATCAAAGCCCTGTAGTTCAGCTACTCTAAAACAGAAGGCAATAAATGTATTAATACCTTCATCTTCTATTCCTATTGCCCAGTCTGGTAATTTAATTTTCATATCTTTATTTGTTTAAGTATGTATTAAGATTTCCTAAGGTTAGTATCTTCTAATACAATTACTGTTGTCATTTCATTTAAACGATCTGTTACTCTCATTCCATATCTTGCAGTAAGTGCTTCATAGTTTAAATTAGAAGTTAAATATAATTTAATAGGTTTTTCTGCAGTTTGATTAATATCATATATTGATTGAATAATATAAGGTATTACATCTAATTGTTGACCATAATTAGAGGCTATGGTTTCTGTACCTAAATCATCAATAGTAACTTTAAGACTTTCATATTGAATCATATTATTAATACTAGCTTTTACAGCTTCAATACCACTTAATTGATAATCCATAGCTAATTTATATGCAGTAACCATTCTATTACTTCTTAAACAAGTTGTTTTACCTGTTCCTGGTAAACCTATGACAAGCATACCTTTGTTTGTTGACAAGGATTGTGCGTGAAAATCTTTAAGATCTTTTCTATTTAATACTTGATGTCCTGATTTTGATTTCATATTTTATTTATTTTATTTTTAGAATTCTATACTTATTGTTTTTGTATCTGGTTTATTTATATTACTACTTGTTGATTTAGTTTCTTCTGCTTTAAGCCAAGATTCTGACCAACATTCTTCTGTAATATAGTTTTGTAAATTCTTAACATAAGTACCTGCAACTTTAAGATATCGTTTAAGATTGACTAATGCAAGCTTTGCTTCTTCAATATCCAAGGTTTTAAACTTCTTTAAACCATGTTGACGATTACCTATTCTATTTTTAGGATACATGTCTACTAATTTAAAAAACATTTTACCTTTAATATCATCATCTGACGATACGTCGGATATATTAGTATTATCTTTATTATTAGTCTCTTTAATATCTTTAATTCTTAGTCTTTCTTGTAAAGCTTCTAAACGTTTAGAAAGTTCATCTTTAAAGATTAAAGTACCAATTGTTTCATAATTTAAACTATAATGATACTTTGGTGGTACTCCGACTCTTTTTACATTGATCAATCCTTCTTTTACTAGAAAACTAGTAGCATTACGAATTTGAGATATACTCATAGGTAAATCTTTTTCTAATCTTTGTTGTTGTTGATAAAATCCACTTTCCATGCCTTTGAAGAAAGATTCATCTAAATCAATAAAATGCTGTAATAATAACGTAGGGTATATTCCTAACATTTTTGCCATTTCCTTATTAATAGTCCAATAAGCTTGAGTTCCTAATAGTTGTTTTATGTTCATATTATTTTACTTTTTTTATTTGTTACCAGTTATAAACTACACGTTTAACTGCTGTTGGTGATCGCTGTACAAATTGCGCGATTTGAGCTAATGAATATCCTTTTGCTCTGTACTCTCTGATAATAGCTTTTTCAGCTTCAGTTACTCTTGTTCTTCCTTGTGGTGTTTGCATAATGTTTGTTTTATTTTTATTTGTTTATACTTATTATATAGAACTATATGATTTGGTTTCATTAGTCTCTAAATTATATATCTATGCAAAAAAATAAAAAAGTCATGAAACAATAAATAGTTTACTGGTATAACTAGTATATCAACAGTCAAAGCACTGCTTCGCTGAGACACTCTTAAAATTTAAACATTTCCAAAAAAGAGGTTGATATATATTAAGAACATATAATTTTCATAGGTTTATGTTTTATTTTATTTTACTTTTTAATACCGGTGTTTAACTTGATCGTTCACCGGTATTTTTTTGCGCAAAAAAGAACCCCTTACAAAATGGCTAATGTAAGGGGTTCAAGCCTAAAATATCAAATTGAAATTATGAGAAACAATCTGATATACTATATATTCTAATTAATTATGCAATAGTTACTGAGTCGATCCACACATAGTTTTGAGTCCAAGCTGTTTGAGTTACACATGAAAAAAATACATAATTACCAGCCATAGCAATAACATCTCCCGATGCTAATGTGTATGTATAATCAGCCCATTCACTAGTTAAAGATCGAGTTACTGGTAATACATATGGAACAGTAGCACTTATTTCTTGTGCAGAACCAGGGCTAGGTTGAAAAGCAAATAGTGTTGAATTAGATCCAACTGATTTAGCTCTAATAGTAAATGTAATTGCACTTGTTGCTCCAACTGGAATATAGTGTTGTTTAATAACAATTGCTGATGTTGCTTTTGCTTTTTTAATTCTTAAAGAATTAGTTCCAGTATCAAAAACAGTAGAGTCTGCAAAAATAGAATTAGCACCTGCTTGTAAAAGTTTTTCACCTTCAGAGTCTTTAACAAAATTATATGTTAAAGCTGATCTAGGTTGATTACTAACAGAATTACATCCTAAAAATGCATTATCATCTATATTTATAGCAGTGTTAATCCATTGTGCTTGAGATCCACTTGGTAGTGCTAATGTAAATAATTTACCAGTAGAATTTCCTAAATTTGTATTTGCTATTAACTTACCTGCACTATTATCTCCAAATAAAACATAAGCTTGAGAAGTTGTATCTGTTGTCCATCCTATAGTTAAATTATTAACAGTCCAGTTACCATTAACTAATTGACCGCCTGATAAAGAACCGGTATTTCCAAGAGCTATTGATTTTACATACATATTTTGTATTGTACATCCAGTTTTATTGTTTAAACTTAAACCATATGCACTAGTACTTGCATCTAATACGTATAATTCATTAATTATAAATGGTAAAACAGATCCTGTAATTAAAGGACCAACAAAAAGATTTGCATTACCAGCTGTAATATAAAGTTTCATTGGAGTACCTGTAATATTAGCAGCAACATTAAATCCAGCAGTACCAAATACTCTATTATTTACCATCCATATATTACCTAATCCAACATATAATGTTGAAACAGATGCTACAAGACCAGTACCTTGTGTTAAAGCACTAAAAGCAAAATTATTAAATGACCAACCAGTTTGAGTAGCTGCCATTGAAAAACCTGTTCCATTAGCTGCAGCACTTGTTACTGCATATGTCATTACTGTAATACCATCTTGAGCAACAAATCCTCCTGTCCAACCTCCTTCTATTTTAATACCAGTTAATGTTGCACCAGTAGCAGTTAAGTTTTCAAAAGTTGTTGCTGTAGTAACAGTAGTATAATGATTAGTAGTTATCTTTTCTATTTCATAATTAGTACCTGGTGTTAAACCTGGTGCAGCGTGTAATGTAATAGTGGCACTAGTTATACCTGTAACTTTGTATACCAATTTTCTATTACCAAATTGAGGATCTTTAATACTAATTAAAGAAACTCCAGCTGTTAATTCACTAGTTAAGTTATTACTAGTTATTAAAACAGAACTAGCTACGTTAGTATTAACATTTACTGTACCAGAAACAGCAGACCAACCACTACCAGCTACTCTAATTGTATCGTCATTTGCAGCTACCGAAACTGCTTTATTTACGGTTTTATAAGGAGTAGTAGTAGTACCGTCTCCAGTAGTATCACTCCCTGTTAAATTATCTGTATACCAAATTGCCATATTTTAATTGTTTGTTTTTAATATTTATATTAATTTTATATTTATTCCACTCGTTATCCAATTTGATTCTGAAGCGTTAGTTTCTGATAAAACACGATTTAAACCATTAATTAACCATTTAGTTACTAATGGTACAGGTGTAGGACTAGGTGTTGGTGTTGGTGGTGTTGGTGTTGGTGTAGGCGGAACAGGAGTAGGTGTTGGTCCTGGACTTCCAGCAAATGCTAAAGCCATCCACCATGTACCTCCAGTTGGATATGTAATATTGTAATAGTTTGCTAATGCAATAGTCCATGAACCATTTAATGGTGCTGTAATACCAAAATGATTACAAAGTGCAACTAACCAACTGTCATCAACAGATTCAGTCACACCAAGGTATTCACAAAATGCTTGTAAGTACGAACCGTTTACAGGCTCTGTTACATTACCACTAGATTGTGTATATACGTATTGTGCTACTGCACTCGAAATGTCGTTATTAAAAGCCATATGTCTTTAAATATAATTTTATTGTATGTTGTTTCCGTTTCTAGCTTTCATTAATCTATCTACTACATCTACAACCATTTGAGATCCGATGTAACTTGTAGCTACTATAACCCAATCACCACTAGTAAGATTGCCAGAAAATAGTCCCCATGATCCAATAAAGAACACAACTAGTTTCCTACTTATGTACTTGTTTATTAATTGATCTAGATTCTTTCTCATTAGATAAGTATACTTTTAATTTTGTGATGTTAGCTCGCGTGCTTTTAGATGCACGAGCTACAGTCGGGGTTACAGTTTGTTCCGCAGTCTGCATAAATCCAAAGGCTATTGTTAAATGAATTAGTTCTTGTTTGAATACCACTAAAGTAAGGCGTAGAAGCATTTCTAGGCATACCATTACCTGTCCATGTTAACCATTGTTGGAACATGTTAGGATGTTGCTGTAGAAACTCTCTCATACGCTTATCATAGAACTGTGCAGTATCCATGGTAGCTTCTCTAAGGTATTCCAATTCTTGTAATGTTGTAGGTTGAGTTTCTTCAGACGTACCATTTAAGATACCCTTCTCAACCATTTTGTATTTTAAATTAGGTAAAAGCAAATACAATGCATATTGCATAAGCGTAGGACCTACATAATCTTTAAGAAACATCTCCTCGTCAACAGTTAAGTCGTCTAAATAAACACCTTCTTTAAGTCTATTAAAGAAATGAGTACCTAAACTATCTTGAATGTAAATTTGTTGAGCATTTAAAATACTTGGAGTTAGGACATCAATTCGGATATTTTTATCCAAAGCTGTCCATTGTTTCATTCTTTGTTCCGATACTAATAAAATGGTTTCCATTATGCTTGAGGTATATTATTTATGTTCTGATCTTCTGGTGCATTTGGAGCTGGTGCTTCAACTACCACTTCTTCAGGAATTGCAAGTAAAGTATTAGGTATAACAGTTATTCTAACATTATAACCAGATAATTTAAGAATATAACCAAAACTAGTTGTGATCTTCTTTCTTTTAGGTTCGATTACAGTTCCTTCAAAGTGAGCATAAGCCACTTTAATCTCTTCCGCATTAGAGCTAAATCCAGCAGCATCCTTGATGCCGACTAGTAAAGGTGATGATATTCTATGTGCAGTTAAAATACGTGTTGAGATGCGCTCTTCTAGTGTCAGGTAATATGAATCATTAGCCGCTGTAATAGGAGTTATCTCTGGAGCAGTATCTGCATCAGAAAAAGATAAAAAGAATCTACCAGCATTCTCTTCACCAGCAAATGTATTGTTAATTTCGTTATAAACTTCTCTACGTTGTTCAGGTGTTGGAGTACCATTCTTAAATGAAACCCATAAAGACGGTGCAAGACCATTTGATATGTTATTCACATGGAATCGAGATACTTTAGCATCTAAATTAATATCATTAAGAGCTGCAACATAAGCAGGTAAAGGATAATAATCATTACCAGGTGTGTAGTTATAATAATAGAAGATTTGAGAAGCATCATCACCTTTATTTTCAGTAGGTGAGAAAGCTTTATATCTGCATTCTGGATGTTTTCTTAGGTTTGCCCAGTTAGTAGAGTAGTAATAAGAATCGATTTCATCAGTTTCTTCATCCATTTTACCAGATCTAACATTGTTAAATGGTAAGTGATAAATTTCTGCAATAGAAGTACGCTCTTTATTCCAGATTACATTCAATGCATAACCTTGATATAAAGTATAATCTAATACAATCTTTTCAAAGATGTCATCAATAGTTTCACCTTTAGTATTAATATACTCTTCACCTATTCCTAAGATACCTTCACCAAAGATACCATCTTGAATAGCTTGAATAGCTGTGTGATGCATTGCTGAACTATCATAAAGTTCAATTAGTCTTCCTGGAAATAGATTATCTTCACCATAAAAAACGTAGTCTTTATTTCTAACTTCTCTAATTACTGGTAATGCAGGTGCGGCAAAAGCTGAAGCAGCTATTGAATAAATGTTTTCCGTATTCTGTTTGTTTTCCATATTTAATTTTAATAATTTGGTCTGTAATATACTGTTGCCCATCTGTCAGTAGTTGGTACACCAGGATCGAACGCTAATGTATTTATCTGACCTCCTGGTTCGCATATAATCTTTGCATAACCTTCTTCAAAAACTGTAACATTATTAGAAATTGTAAAATAATATACACCATTCTTATGTTGATCTTTAAAAGTAGGGCCAAAATCCACTTCTAATTCACTATATCTAGCATTTTGAGATATTAATACAGCCGGAAATGGCTCAGGAACCTTACCATATCCACTTGTTAAAGTAAATACAAGATTACCACTTAAATCTGTGTTATTAGAATATACTGGTATAATTTGAGTATCTATGTATAAAGTCATATGATTTTAGTATGTTTATATCTTTAAATATAAAAAAGCATTAAGTTGTCTGAGAAAGAGAATACATATACTATGGTACAATACGGAGAATATACAGCAGAAGAGATCTTACCTATTGATGGAATTAAAGATCCTAGATTCCAATTATGGTTAAGACAAATCATTGAATTAGATTGGGAAGGTTACGAATTATACATTTATGGTGGTATCTTAGAGAATCGTAGAACTGCAGATCTCGATGGTTGCATCATAGGTGATCCAGATCGACTTAAAATAGAATATCTATTAAGTAATATAATTCGAATTAGTTTTGAGTTACAGATATGGCCAGACATCCAGTACAATATGTCTGGTGAGTTATATGATCCATTACTTGATAAAGAGAAAACAATTACTTATGCTTACTATAGACAGTATTTAAATTATAAAGGTTTAGAAGTAAATAGAGGTGAATTAAAAGATGGTTTCTATCAGAAAGAAATTAAGTGGCCACACCAAAAAGAATCTAAAACACCACAACATCCTATTCAAATAATATAAAAAAAGCCACTAATTTCTTAGTGGCTTTTCAGTTTTAGTATTGTTATAGATTACTCAACGATTGAACCCGTTACCGCGTACATCGGAGCTTTTTCCATTCCACCAATTACCAATTCGTATCCGTTTCTGTCTGCGTATGCAACTCCTGATACTGAAGTACCTGAAGTCATATAAGCACCTCTTTCGATTCCAATTGACCAATATAAACCGTTTGCATCTTTAGCTACAGCAACCATAGAGGTAGCTTCTGCCATTAATAACAATTGGTTTCTTTTAGCTGCACTCATTTTATTGAATACCATTGTCAATTGTTGATCATATGTTACTGTTCCATTCTCTTGTGTAGGAGTAATAGTTTCAGTTAATGAACTAGTTTGTCTAGGAGTTTCGAAAACGAAGAAATCAGCTGGAACTAATGGAGAACCACCAACGTTGATCGCTGTGATTATACCTGCAGATTCAGTTATAGATGAAACTGGTCCGTTAGCGATAAAGATTTTCTCAATACCACCTTGTGAGTCGTTACAGTCTAATGTAAATCCGGCTGTTAAATTGCTACATGCCATAATTATCTTTGTTTGTTTTTTTATATTAAAACTAGGAGCCGAAACTCCTAGTTTAATTGTTTGATTATGCTAATCCGTTTGTAGCAAATAAGTTAACCTCACCTACTCCAACTCCTAATCTCCATGCCGCTCTGAACTTCATTACGTCAATACCTTGATCGTAGAAGAATACGAATGAATCTAATTCATCTTGCAATCCAGTTGCTGCGATGATCAATTTAGAAGGACCTGCGAATACGTAGTTAGAACCTACTAATCCTGAAGACATTACGATCTTAACGTTAGTTCCAGGAAGGATCATTACTTCATTACCTTCAACTGAAGGGAAGTGATACAAGTTTTGTGCAACTAAAGCACGAACCAAAGTTCTGTAATTAGCTGGAGAACAAACCATGATCAAGTCATCTCTGTTGATTACAGCTTCGTCGATTGCATCATAGATGTTTAATGCTTGCTCAACTGCATTTGCAACAGTCCAAGCTGCTGGAGTACCAACTGCGATGTTAGCTCCGTTAGCTACAGTGATGATGTCTTTAAGACCATCAGTAGTTCCAAATCCGTTGATTAAGAAACCTTCGTTGTATTTAGCCAATTTGTCTACATAAGACTGAGAAATTACTTCTTCGAAAGGAATAAAGTCATTTCCAGTTCCAGCTGACATGAAAGCTGATTGGTAAACATTTCTTAAGTCTTCTGGACATAATTCTGTTTTTGATTGAAGAGATTCGATAGTAACTGGTACTTGAGTATAAGTTACTTCACCATCTGATGTCCAACCACATGAAAGTGCTGATACAGGTAATTCTGCATCAACTAAGTTGATTGTAAAGGTACCGCTTGTGAATCCTGTTCTCAAGTCTAAGTACTGCAATAAATCTGTTTTTAAAACCACTTTAGCGATCAAGTCCATAGACAATTGGTCGGTATAAGCTGGTAATGCGCTAGTGTTAAATCCTGCTGCCATAATTATTTAGTTTGTTTTTTTATTTTTTTAATTCGTTACGCAAATTTTTCAAATGCATAAGTTTAGCATCTGTTTTTGCATTTTTATCTGCTAATACTTCAGCAAATGTGTTTTTTACTTTTGGCGCAGCTGGTTCAGCGGCCATTTTTTCAAAGCGTTTTGTTAGTGCAACTACTTCTTCTTGAAGAATAGCAATCTCTTCTGTGAATGGTGCGATTAGATCTGCAATTCCAGCTAAAAGAGCTTCTGTTGCAGGTAATGCTTCTGGAGTAACAGGTACTTCTACCTCTACTTCTTCCATAGCTTCTTCTGCTGCTG